TTGGCCTGGTGCTGAAGAAATGGCGAAACGATTTGCCAAAACCATTGACCCTAAATTGTTGTCGGACGATGATAAATCACCACAACTACAAGCAGCAGAGCAACAACTTCAAGCAATGGGTCAAGAATTAGACCAAATGCACCAAATGTTGCAAAATGTGAATAAATCCATAGAAGCGCAAGAGCAAGAGCGCAAAGATTTTGAAGCGCAAATTAAGGCTTATCAAGCCGAAACTCAAAGAATGAGCGCACTTCAAGCCAGCATGTCACCGGAACAGATTCAGGATATTGTTATGGGGACGGTTCACGGTATGATTACCAGTGGCGATTTAATTGGAGAAATGCCGGGTCGTGAACAAAACGAAGTATTGCCAGAATCAGCAGAATATCAACCAGCACCAGAAGAAGGATTCCAGCAATGAAAGCCGCCGATTTTGTAGGATTGTTGTTTTTAGGTCGGGATGTTGCACATTCTGTGCACTTAAACACTCGGAGTTTTGCAAAACACATGGCGTTACAAGGATTTTATGAAGAAATTGTAGGACTTGCGGATTCTTTTGCTGAAACTTATCAAGGAAAGTACGGGCTGATTGGTGCAATTTCTCTATTATCCGCTAAAAAAACAACAAACATCGTTGAATTTTTGCAGGATCAGTTAGACGATATTGAAGCAAACCGTTATAAGGTTGTAGATAAAGAATGTACCGCGCTTCATAACATCATTGATGAAATTGTGGGTTTGTATCTATCCACATTGTACAAACTCCGTTTTTTAGCGTAAGGTGATGAAATGATTAAGGAAATTACATCAATTTTAGGTTATCAACAGATTGTGGGGCTTGCTGCATCCACCGCACTAACCGTTCCTACTGTCAGCAAAGACGGGTTGGCTGGCACACCTACTCAAGCGGTCATTGTTGCGGAGGGTGCGGCTGTTAGATGGCGCGATGATGGTGTTGCTCCAACTGCTGCAATTGGGATGCCTTTGGCAATTGGCGCGGCCCTTGTTTATGATGGTGATTTAAATAAAATCAGATTCATTCAACAGGCCGCAACTGCAACTTTGAACGTGAGTTACTACAAATGAATATTTTCCCAACTCCGACAACGGTTAGTGCAACAATTGCTTCGGGTACTATCACCACAGTTAGTACATTGACAGGTGGCGCTGCGGCAGAAGATGCGGCGACTACATCAAATCCCTTAATCACGGGTGGTATTGTTAGAACAGCCACATCGCCTACGACATTGATTGCTGGTGATGCTGCTCGTAATACGATGACGTCTAGTGCGGCGGCTGTGGTATATCCATACGCCGTACCTGAAATTTCTTGGGTGTATGCCGCTGCCGCTGGTGGTATTTTAAATACAACTGCGGCTGTCACAATTAAAGCTGCTGCGGCTGCTGGTATTAGGAATTACATTACCAATATTCAAGTAATGTCGGAAGCACTGACAACAGCTACCGAGTTGGCTATTCGTGACGGTGCCGCCGGTACTGTTCTTTGGCGTATCAAAATTCCCACAGGCGGCTTACCCACAATCAATATTAACTTTATCACTCCATTGCGTGGAACTGCCGCAACCTTGCTAGAAGTGGTTACATTGACCGCTTCGGGTGCTGGTGCTGTGTATTTCAACGCGCAAGGATTTACAGCAGCATAATGCAATACCGTACTGGTGAGGATCATCAGGGATTCTTAGGAATCAAAAAATGAGTGAAGAAGTTAGCAACCAATCAGCGGAACTAGCCGCGCCGGATCAGGAATTAACGGCAAATCCTGTATCTGAAGTTACGACGCCGGAAGAAAAGCCAGCAGAACAGGTCAAAACCTTCACACAAGAGGAATTAGACGCTGCTATTGGCAAAAGGCTTGCAAGAGAGCAACGCAAATGGGAAAGAGAACAAGCGGCACGTTTAGCCGAAATGCAGCAAACGGCACAACGACAGCCAACTGAATCAATTTCGCCGGATCAATTTGATTCTCTTGAAGAATATGCACAAACATTAGCGACTAGAAAAGCAGAAGAATTGCTTTATCAAAAAGAACTTCAACGGCAGCAGCGTGAGGTTCTTAGTGCTTATCATGACAGAGAGGAAGATGCTCGGAACAAATATGATGACTTTGAACAAGTCGCATATAATCCAAATCTTTCAATTACGTCAGCGATGGCGGAAGCAATTCAGACTTCAGATTTAGGCCCCGATGTTGCATATTATCTAGGATCAAATCCGAAAGAAGCTGATCGAATTTCTCGTTTGTCACCTTACGCGCAAGCTAAAGAAATCGGACGGATTGAGGCAAAAATTGCTTCAGAGCCCGTAACTAAAAAAGTGTCGAGCGCACCCGCACCTATCGCACCCGTAACATCTAAAGTTACTGGAACGCCTGCTTTTGATACAACTGACCCAAGATCGATAAAAACGATGTCGGCGTCAGAATGGATTGAAGCAGAACGTGCGCGGCAGATACGGAACGCGCAAGCTAAAAACCGCTACTAATTGAAAGGCTATCATGGCAAACTCATTGCTTACCATTGACATGATTACCCGTAAAGCTCTGGAAATTCTAGAGAATAATCTGGTAATCACCCGTAACGTTAACCGTCAATATGACGATTCATTTGCGGTAGAAGGTGCAAAAATCGGTTCTACACTGCGCATCCGTTTGCCGGATCGCGCACTTGTGACCGATGGCGCTGCTTTGCAAGTTCAAGATGACAACGAACAATACACAACTTTGTCCGTTGCTTCTCAAAAGCATATCGGTATTAACTTCACGTCTGCCGAACTCACCATGCAATTGGATGACTTTGCAGATCGTGTACTGAAACCTCGTATTAGTCAATTGGCTGCATCCGTTGATGCTGACGTTGCAAATGCTTACAAGTCTATTTTTTCATCCGTAGGCACTCCTGGAACAACTCCCTCGTCCTCTTTGGTTTTGCTGCAAGCTAACCAAAAACTGAACGAGTATGCATCGCCAATGAATCCACGTTATGCGACCGTTAACCCTGCTGCCAATGCGAACTTGGTAGAAGGTATGAAAGGTTTCTTTAACCCCACCAATACAATCAGCCGCCAATTTAAAGCCGGTATGATGGGTGAAGGCGTTCTTGGGTTTGACGAAGTTAACATGTCTCAATCAATCGTCAGCCACACAACCGGCACACGTTCTGCAACAGCATCCCTCACAGTAGGTTCCACGATCTCCACCCAAGGTACATCCACCATCGCAATCAATGGCGATACTGGTTCTGCAACTTTCAAAGCCGGTGACGTGTTTACGATTGCTGGTGTGTTTGCTGTCAACCCGCAAACTCGTCAGTCCACAGGATCGTTGCAACAATTTGTTGTAACTGCTGACGCAACTGCTGCTAGTGGTAACTGGTCGTCTGTTTCTGTTTCTCCTGCGATTTACACTTCTACTCATGCATTGGCGACCGTTAACGCGTTCCCTCAATCTGGTGCAGTAGTAACCGTGTTGGGTGCAGCAAACAGCACTTATGCTCAAAATCTGGCATACCACAAAGACGCAATTACATTCGCAACTGCTGATCTGTTGTTGCCTCAGGGTGTGGACATGGCTTCCCGCCAAGTTCATAACGGTATTTCTCTACGTATTGTTAGACAATATGACATTAACAATGATCGTATGCCTTGCCGTGTTGACGTTCTTTACGGTTACTCTGTAATTCGTCCACAAATGGCCGCACGTATTTGGGGCTAATTGATTAGGGGGCTTCGGCTCCCAATTATCTTTTTGAAAGGAATTTATTATGGCATTACCTCAAGTGGGTGGTGGTTATCAAATTGGCGATGGGAACGTCAACGAAGTTCAGCTTGTTGCACAAACTTCGCCACAAACAGCAACCGCAACCGCAACATTGACCGTTGCTCAACTAACGGGCGGCTTGCTCGTTGCTAACCCAAGTACAACCGCTGCATCTTACACATTACCAACGGCTGCATCTCTTGATGCGGCATTGGCTAATGTCAAAGTAGATAGCGCATTTGAACTTGATCTCGTGAACCTTGGTACGGGTGCTGGTGCAGTTACGATCCTTGCCGGTACTGGTTTCACGATTGTGGGTAATGCTGTTGTTGCTGTAACAAGCTCGTCCCAATGGTTGATTCGTAAGACGGACGTTGCTGCATATACCATCTATCGCACTGCGTAATTAAAAAAGGCCGGATTAACTTCCGGCCTTCTCTATCTATGAATATATATTTACGGCATTTTATCCACGGCACTAAAATTGCAATTTCTGAAGCTGAGGCATTGGCTGACGAAAACGAAGGATGGGTAAGATATAATTCATTAACGGAAACAAAACAAAACAGCGCACCTGTCGTTAATGAATTAGAAGTAAAGCGCAGAGGGCGTCCAAAATCCACAGAATAAGGTGAAAAATGGCAACTGCTGGAGAATTAATTAACGGTGCTTTGCGTTTAATTGGGCAGCTTGCCGAGGGTGAAACACCATCCCCTGAAACAGCAAATGACGCTCTAACGGCAATGAATCAAATGATTGATTCATGGTCTACTGAGCGATTAAGTATTTTTTCTACACAGGATCAGGTTTTTACTTGGCCTGCTAGTACCATTTCCCGAACATTCGGCCCTACTGGTGATTTTGTCGGCAATCGTCCCGTATCGGTTGATGATTCAACCTATTTTAAAGATCCCACGACTGGGGTTTCTTTTGGTATCAAGATCATCAATCAACAGCAATATGATGGGATTGCGGTAAAAACCGTAACATCTACTTATCCGCAGGTGTTGTGGATAAATATGGATATGCCCAATATTGCAATGTACATTTATCCAGTACCTACAAGGGCGCTTGAGTGGCATTTCATTTCGGTGGACGAACTTACGCGTCCCGCGACACTTTCAACCGAATTGCTAATACCTCCCGGATACATGAGGGCATTTCGTTTTAATCTTGCGTGTGAACTTGCTCCCGAATGTGGCGTGGAACCTTCTCCGCAAGTGGCGCGAATTGCCATGTACTCAAAACGCAACATTAAACGCATCAATGCACCTGATGACATTATGGCATTGCCTTATAGCATTGTAGGAACGCGCCAAAGGTTTAATGTTTTCACAGGTAACTACTAATGAAAACACCTATTCTCGGTTCTGCGTATGTGGCAAGATCGGTTAATGCCGCCGACAATCGAATGGTTAATTTATTCCCAGAGATTGTGCCGGAAGGTGGTAAAGAATCCGCATTTTTGAGTCGCACTCCCGGATTGCGCTTATTAGCCACTATCGGCACAGGCCCTATTCGTGGAATGTGGGTGTTTGGTGGAAATGCTTACATTGTGTCTGGAATATCCCTTTATAGGTTAGATACATCATATAACGCAACTCTGCTAGGTAATGTTAGTGGATCAGGTTCCGTTAGCATGTCTGATAATGGAACACAGCTTTTTGTGGCATGTAATCCAGATGCTTATGTTTACGATTCGTCAGACAACACACTGACGCAACTTGTAACAAATTTTCCCGGTGCTGTGACCGTTGGTTATCTTGATGGTTACTTTGTATTTAATCAACCCAATAGTCAAAAAATATGGATAACGGGATTGTTTGAAGGAACAACAATTGA